ATCACAAGGAGATTTCAACCTCAAAGTAATAGATACATAGATCTTATGACCTTTCATGGGAGAGCATCCACTATCTGCCATCCGGAGTAGTTATGTGATTATAAATAAATCACACTATTTCCTTCCAGATTTGGATATAGCTCTTTGATGAATAATTCGGAAGGAGCATCCCTGACAATGTTCAAAAGAACCTTGACAAGGGCACTCTGTGCAAGAACGCGAGACTCTTGTGTTCTCATAGAGAAAGTGCTTTTACCGATAAAATATTTAGCTAAACCAAGAGAATCAATTGAATCAAAATCAGATTTGATTATTGCTTCTTGGAATAGTTCGATAATATCATCAATAGTAGCAAGTAATGGCGAGTTATTTCTTAACATCGCCGGTACAGTCTCTCTCAAGAATTGAAGAGTGTATTGGTCCTGGTCCGGCCAAGCCTTTAGATATTGTTCAACCATCGCAGACAAGCGGGAGAAAACCGCCGCATGCGATCGGGAAACAATGTCTAAGTCCTTTTCAGCGAGTTTCTTTTTAGCAAAGATGACAACCTTTCTGAGGAAATCATCCGCATCATAAAGATGCGCGCTAGGAAGAGAGTGACCGAATGCGTCTCTGATACACAAAAATGTATTAGAATACGTACCCGTTACTTTATCCTTGGATAGCTCTCTGAAAACCCTTAGCAGCTTGAGAAGGCGAGTCGCATGCTCAAAAGAGTATCGATTCGCTCTCATCAATTTGTTAAGACTAAGGACAAAAGACCCGAAATTCTCATGACATAATACATAACCATGCGATTCTTGATTATCCAGGAAGTTGGCCAAAAGAGGGTATGATTTTCATACCGCCTTAAGGCCCCCTACTGAATAACCAGTAATCTCCACGCCTTTGAAGTACACTCTCTTAGCAAACTCAAATAAGTATTCACTTACATGAGTTTTCTGAGAAGAGAACTTCATATCTAGCTGTTCAAGGATACAAAAGTATTCTTTCGCAACTAGATGATCTGCAATCACAAGGTCATCACCCAGAAGCGCATAATCCTTAAAAGGACGACGAACTTTTGGTCACTTACTGTTCGGTATAGTTCGTAAGAACGCAACCTGGACAATAATATGATGACACAAAGCCATTGCAGGTCAGGAGGAGTACGCACCCATTGGCTGACCGGCGGCATAAGTGTAGGTTTTACCCTTACACTCAAACCCCAGTTTTACCAAGAGGTCTACTCAGCATTGAGCTTTCTTGGGGCCGATAAGATAATCTAAAACCTTCTTTTGGAAAGTTATAGGTAATCTATCAGTCGCACAAGTAAGGTCAATACTGTAGTAAATAGGTTTATCTCGTAATAGAGTTAGGAACTTATTT